TTCAACAATACTCAAAGCGGTTTACACAAAGGTATTTTGAAAACCGTAATATTGAAGAAGACAGTTTTAGCAAGGCAATTGAAATCATTAGAGGCAGAGTATAATGGATTGGTCAAAGTATCCGAACTTTAGTGAGGCTGAATTAAAGTGTAGTCACACCGGCAAGTGTGCAATGGATGCCAGCTTTATGGATAAGCTGCAGGCATTACGCACCGAGCTGGGCGAAGGCATGACGATCACGTCAGGGTATCGTGATGCCACGCATCCTGTTGAGGCTAGCAAGGCTCGCCCCGGAACACACGCCAGAGGCGTTGCAGTCGATGTCAAGTGTGATGGTCAGCAGGCGTATCGGATTATGGCGCTAGCATTCAAGCACGGCTTCACTGGCATAGGCGTGAAGCAATCTGGTGCTGGTAGGTTCTTGCATCTGGACACGTTCAATGGTGGGCCGCGTCCTAACATATGGAGTTATTAAATGCTGAATGTTTTAAATAGTATTCTCGGAGGTGGTGATGTCATCAAAAAAGGATTAGACCTTATTGATGATATGCATACCTCAACAGAAGAAGAGATCAAGGCTAAGAGCAAGGCTAAGATAGATTTGATGGGCGCATATGCCCCATTTAAGATTGCCCAGCGTTATCTGGCGCTGATGTTTGGCGGCACGTTTTTGGGTAGCTATCTCATTGTGCTGGGCATGACTATATCTGGCTATGGTGATCCAGACGCAGTGACTAAGGTGATGGAGCAGTTCAGTATTAATTATGCGATGCTGATTATACTGGGCTTCTATTTTGGTGGCGGTGTAGTCGATAGCTTCAAGAACAAGAAATAAAAAAGGGGGCTGATGCCCCCTTCTCTACAGCTCTTTGACTGTTAATGTTTTCTGTCTGATGACAGTTTCTGGCTTGGCAGGCACGACCTTCTCAGGTTGCGCCTTGCTTCGCCGCATAGGCCATTTGATCTGGTATTGCGATAGACCAATGTTGACACGCGCCTGATCGTGATTGCCCATATATTCTTTGATCGTAGCCTCAGCCTGATCTATGTCAGCTTCCGCTTGTTTCTTTGCGGCTTTGGCGGCAAGCAAATCTTCAAACGCTGTCAGCGCATCAGGCTCACCATTTAGATCAAGCGGTTCAGCGTCAGGTTCTGCCTCTGGGTAGGCGTGGTTACCATCCTCAGACGACAGGACAGGATACACCGCGCCTGTTTTGCGGCGTTTTTCAAAGTCAATCACCGCATCAGCAATGCGTTTCTGCATGACGGCATCAGCTTCATAGACGAAGATACGCATCTCAATACCGCGATACAGGACGCAGACAGCGCCCCATTTATAACCGCCACACATCATCTGCGCCTGTAGTTGCCACGGCCCACGGTGTGCGGCTGGCTGTTCTTCCGGCATTGCGCTGGTGGCCTTAGCTTCCAGATTGCCTATGGTGCTGATGTCTATCTCATCAGCGGTCATGCAATATATCCCCTTGCTTACATCAGTCTTGATCGTGCCGTTTGCCACGCCCAGCCCATCAAGGCTGGCGGCAAGCGGCAGATCAGGATGGAACTCCGGCTTGGTGATATGGGTTTCATGATTGCGTAAGCCTAACCGTTTGGCGGCTTCATTAAGAATAACATTCTCAAGCCGATCACCCCATTCGGTTGTTTCATTGCCGTGAAACGTAGGCTCAAATTTATCGTGATCACGCTGGATCATCTCAGATAGCAACTCATTCTGTGTTGCATACGGCGATAGCCCCAGCAATACAGGCACACGACTAGCCGACAGCATGTCGTCAGGCGTGATCTTTCCAATTTTCTCAGTCATTACATTCCCCCAAAGTAAGCGATTGCACCCCAGAAATTATAGGTGGGGTGTAAGATGTTTGTCCAGCTTAGGCAGTATAGAACTGCAAAGCCACCAAGTATTACATTCATTAAGAGTTTAGCCATTGTACTATCTCCCTCTTGTTTATAAAGACATGACGCTTGAGGCTAGCCTCACGCCACGGCTTAGGTGATTTATCTTTCCACCACCAGTAGGCTTCTTTCTTGGTGCTGAAAAACATCTGGGGTTCTTCTATTTCCCAGATGGTAGTCTGTCTTACTTGATTAGACATTTGCCATCTCCCGATTAGCTAAGTTACGCACAGATGTGCTGTGCCACATGCCACCCATTGCGGATGGAATACGAGCATCATTCAGAGTGTCGGCAATCTTCGCAAACGACACGCCTGACTGACGTAATGTTTTAATGATGGGCATAGCTTCGCCAGCAATGGCGGCTGTCTTGCCCCTACGAGCTTCACCAGCGGCTTTACCGCCTGCGTGTGGGTTAGGACTGCCCAGCTTCACACCACGCGCCTTGGCGACCGACAGAGCGGCTTTGGTGCGCTCACTAATGCGTCTGCCCTCGAACTCAGCAAAGACTGACATCATCTGTAGCATAGTGCGATCAGCTTCTGGCATATCAGCACAAGTAATAGGCACGTTAGCTTCCAGCAAGTTAGCGATAAAGGCTACGTTACGCGCCAGACGATCTAGCTTGGCGATCAACAGTGTCGCGCCTTCGCGCTTGGCGTGGGCTAATGCCTCAGCAAGTTGTGGGCGGTGGTTGTTCTTACCGCTTTCAACTTCGACATATTCTGCAATGATGTTGTCGGCGAATGGCGCGACAGCTACACGCTGTGCGCCTTCACCAAGTCCGGATTGGCCTTGGCGCTGAGTTGATACACGAAAATAAGTGATGTAAGTAGCCATTATGCTGCCGCCTTTTTTTCTGCAATTGCTGCCCAAGCCTTATCAACATCGTCAGCTAGTTGACCCAAGTGGTGCATTAGCGTCCACTTCGTAAAGCGTTTTTTTTCATTCATAAAAACACTACGCAACCACTCTGCGTGATAGTTGTGGTAGCGACCATAAACGATTTGGCAACCAGCAAAGAAAACATCACCGTGAATAAAATCATCGGTGTCAGGCAACTTGGCAACCAAGCCGTTTGGATTGTACAAATGAAAGCCTACAATCTCATACTTGGTCATTCCGTTTGTGTTTGTTGCAGTGTAAAACACATAATCAGTAGTAAATTTAGTCATCAGATAATCTCCCGTTTGTCTGTCTGATAATTATTATATAAGACCAAAATACATAATGTTCAAGTAAAATATAGCCAAAAAATGAAAAAAGTTATCCGAGGTATTGCAACACTATGTATTAAATATTAGGTTTTCCTGACCAGTCGGGAGATACATATGGTTAACAGTAGGGCTAAAGGAAGCCGCTTCGAATTAAAAATAGCCGCAGATTTGTTTGATGCCTTGGGCATTAAGTTTGAACGTATACTGGATCAAGTGCGTGAAGCTGGGCTAGGTGATTTGCGCCCAGTCACCGGCACGTTCCCATTCACATTAGAAATGAAACACTACAAGTCAGGCCAGCAGGCACGTCCTGATTGGTGGGATCAAGCCTGCACATCTGCCCGGCTGGCAAACAATCTGCCTGCGCTTCTATATAAATTTAATAATGTGCCGGTCAGATGCCGGATACCACTGCAAGCCGTTGTCGATATGGCTGAGTTCAATGCGTATTCTGGCGGCGGTAATCCATACGATTGGCGTTATGCGTGTGAGGTTGACTTTGACACGTTCTGTATGATTTGCAGGGAGCTGATGTAATGCTGTATGAAACTGACGAACACAGAGCGGCTGAACGCCAGCTAATGAATGCGCTGGGTCAGGCGTATGACTATGAGATGATTAGTCTGCCGCCAAAATATACCCTTGATTGCTTGGCGATGCGGAAGGATAAGGCCAAGTGCCTGTTTGAATTCAAGTGTCGGACAGTCAGTAGCACTGAATACGATACCGCCTTGGTTAATCTGCACAAGGTCATTGCGGCGCAGAATATATCAAGAGCTACTGGGCTGAAGGCATACTTAGTTGTGCAATGGACAGATAAAGTCGGGTTTGTTGATTTCAATTCCGACAAAAGAATTGGGTTGAGTAAACGCCGGGATCGTAATGACCCGGCAGACATGTTTGCTTACTACCCAATAGGTGGGTTCAGAACTCTGAACCTTTTTTGAAACTAGCGTTTTATAGGAGATATAGTTATGGCGTTAGGGTTTAATACCGAAAGTAAATCATCTGGGGATATCATCCCGATTGTAAAGTATGACGCGAAGGCTGGCGATTTTATCGCTCAGGATCGTGTGCAATCTGCATCAGGTGAATGGGAAAAGGAAGAACGTGAGCTGCCGTTGCCTACTAAGTTTGCGGCAGATATGGCTGAGATGGAAGTGGGGTGGCTGTCATTCCAGTCAGGCGCACCAGACTTTCGTATGGTTAAGGTTGGTGAGGCTATGCCTGCAAAGCCAGAGGGCGATTTTAAAAATGCCTTTCGGATGCGGATAGCCAGCAAAGAGCTGGGCTTGCGTGAGTTCAGTCACTCAGCAAAGACCGTGCTACGCGCTATGGATACGTTGCATAACCAATTTGAGGCTGAAAAAGGCAACAACGCTGGCAAGATACCAGTCGTTGAGATCACCGGCACTGAAACCATTAAGATCAATTCGCCGCAAGGTGAGCTGAGGTTTAAAGTGCCACAGTGGCATGTATCAGGTTGGGTTGAGAAGCCTGAGATGTTCACAAAGACGGCATCTGCGCCTGAGCCAGTCGCCGCACCGCCCCAAGCGGCTAGCGATGACGACTTGTTCTAGGTCGTAGTAGGTGGCGGCGTAGTTTCTCCCGACTGCGCCGCCATCGTTTCGGGAGATCGGGGGATGGGATATAACAATGACAAACATATCAGCATATATGGATACGATTGCGCGACACTACTGGGGTGAACCTACCAGTGTGCGCGGCACAGAACTGCGTTGGGGGACGCACGGCAGTAAGTCTGTCGATCTAAAGAAGGGTACGTTTTACGATCATGAGGCAGGCGAAGGCGGCGGTGTGGTCGATCTGGTCAAAATGCATGAGGGCGCACAGCTTGCCAGCTTGCCGGATATATTAGAACGTAAGTTCGGGATACCAAAGCAGACCCAGAAGACGCTAGCGCCTACCAGATGGTTGGCTAAACGCTACGATTATTTCGACAGTGACGGCGTATTGTCTTATCAAGTTGAGCGGTATGAGCCGAAGACGTTTCGGCAGCGCCGTCCTGATGGGGATAAGTGGGTGTATTCTATGGATGGCGTGGAAGCATTGCCATACCGCCTGCCGGATATAATCAAGAACCCAGATAAGGTTATCGTTATTGTCGAAGGCGAAAAGTGCGCTGACAGAGTGGCAGAGATGGGGCTTTTAGCCACATCGAGCCACGGCGGCGCAGGCAATTGGAAGCCGGAGCTGAACCAGTATTTCAAAGATAGGAAGGTTGTCGTCATACCGGACAATGACCAAGCCGGTGATAAACATGCCCGAACCGTGGCGCAGAACCTGCTGGGCGTTGCAAAAGAGGTGCGCCGTGTTGATCTGCCGGGGCTAGCCGACAAGCAAGATGTGTATGACTGGATCAATGCTGGCAATGACGTGTCTAAATTAAAGGCGTTAATTAAGACATCAGAACCTATCATTGCTGTTGAAGCTGTCGAACCTGAGCCAGAACAGGCGCAGGGTGATGTCTTCCAGACGTATGATGAGCGGTATCTCATCAACATGCCGCCGGTGGAATGGCTGGTAGATGGCGTGATTACCAAGCACGGCTTCAGTGTTATTTATGGTGCGCCCGGCACTGGTAAGTCTTTCCTAGCCATCGATATGGCTATGTCTATTGCACACAACAAGCCGTGGCAGAACCGCTCTACAGCGTCAGGCGCTATCTTATACATAGCTGGTGAGGGTGTTGG